TCAGGAGTGAAGCCTGTTGGGGGAACCGCGCCTGACGGCGCATTGCTCGTGGTGGCGGGTGGAACGGCAGAGGCAGCGTTACTCGATTCACCAACGTGGGTGGCGGCAGGGGCTATAGAAGAACCAGGGGGTTCCGATGATCCAACGTTGCTCGGTGGTGTGGATGTTGTCCCAGTTGCCGGCGCGCTCGGTTCAGCCGATGCACCGAAAAGGCTCTGGGCGTTATTATTCGCTTCGTCCATTTTCGTCTTCTTTCTTTAGTTGTTTGTCCTCAAGTTCCCTCACCTCAATTTGAAGTGATTCAAGTTCCTGGGAAATTTCTCTTTTAAGTCTTTGTAGACCTCGTATCTCTCCGAGCACTTGCTCTCGATTTACAAGATCATGAAGTCCATCGCATTTGTAATCAACAACCTGTGCTAAGCAAGTCTTCTCACTGTCTTCGAGACGCCACAGGAATTGGTGACACCAAGGATGGTTGATAAATTCGGTTAAGAGCTTTAGCTTTTCAGTGCAATCTTTACTGAGCAGATTGGATGAGTTTGCTAAAATTTGATCCAGCGGCTGGACTGGATTCAGTTCCGGGTGCAGGGATTGGGGTTCCATTGGGGTTTGTTACCGCATTTAACGGCAGTTGAGGTTTGTTCTGTTGAGCTGCTAACTGTTGCATAATCATATCGCCAGTCAAGGGAGCTTGTGCTGCTTGCTGGTCTGGATAGAATCGCTCGATGTTTTTGATACCACGAAGATAAATCATTTCATTGAAGACTTTACGATAGTCAAGATTCAATATTTGTGCACTCTCAGGATTCTGCATAATCGTTATGAGAATCTCTTGTAATGTCTGTGCTAATGAAGCTTTTTCACTTGGCAAAGTGCCATCAAAAACTTGAAAATCAAAGTCTCCAATCAGGTCTGTTTTGTCAATAGAAACGAAATTGTTATATGCTTCAAGACCGTCAGGAATATTACCCATGATCTTGACAAATGTTTTTGCATCAAGTCCGTCACGATGGTTACTAATCATCTTCCGTGCCATCGGCTCTAACGCTGTGTCGTAAATGAGTTTCGCAACTAGTTTAAGTCTGCTCGCTGCGGACATATTAACTACTCTAGCCTCAGTTGCTGAACGTCTACCACCATTAAACTGCCCAAGCGCATTGTCATTAATACCCGTAACAATTTGCATGAAACTAAATAACGTGTTTGCATCAGATATGTGGTTTTGAGTAACATCCTGAACTTGGAGTTGTTTGATCCACCTGTCTACGCCAGACCTCGACACGGAAGGTTTCAGTCTGATCAGAGGTTTTCGTTCTGCAAAGTCTCGCATTTCGATACCGGCAGGATCGACAACGAACTGGTTTGAGATCGTCTTGCGGACAGACGTAATATGTGAATTGATCAACCATGTAACAGTATCTTGCAGTTGTTCAACCATCTGTGCAATCGACTCATTCAGAATCTTGTGCTGATCTGGACTGAATTGTGCAACATCATAGGTGAACTTATTGTGAAGGTATCCCATTGGCTCACATTTCACAATACGATTATCGTTGGCCATCCATACAACGTACTTGATAGGGTATTCTTCAGGTCCGAGAGGTTGGTTACCGACCATGAAATCACAGGGTGTGAGGTCCATCTGAATCTCAGTCAAGATAACAGTCGTCTTGAGGTTTGTGACTTTGATACCAGCAGCATTTGCATACCTAAGATTATTGAATCTGTTCGCTGCACGGTTTGCAAAATCAAACTCAGTAAATGCACGAACATGCTCAAGTCCTGAAATAAGCTTATCTGCCTGCATACGTTCAAGACTTGAGTACGAATACTCGTCTTCAGATGCACAAAACGCACCTTCCTGAAATCTGGAAATAGGAAGGCGTACATCCGGATAAAACCGGTATGGTGAGATGTTCATCAACCTATTTCCTAAAAACTTAACAGCATCAACTTCTTGAATAGTCTTTTTAGACTTTGTCAGATTAAGACCCATGAAGTTTAAACCTGGCTGTTCGACTTCTTTTAGCACTTTAGAACTCTCACGAACCCACGTATGCTTCATAATACCAATACCAAACCGTCCAATATCAAGCAAGAATTGGTACATCTTTTGAGAAAAGATATTCTCGTGCAAGTCTCTGTCGAGGATAGCCTCTGCGCACTTTGCTGCCTTATCTCCTTGCACATTATTCCCATCCAACTCAAACATGCTAGGACGTTGACCATACAGACTTGTACAAAACGATATGAAAGTTTGTATCTGACTATATGAAAAAGGAACCACCATCTTCTCAGGTGCTTTAACTTCTTTCGCCCTTTTGTCATCTTTATCTTCAACTTTCGTTGCACGATAAATCGCATCCCTAGCATCCCAGTCTGTATAATACTTCGACATCACCTCAGCCGACAAGTTCACAAGTTGCTTACAGTGAATAAGCATACGAGACTGGAACGGAGTAGGAATTTCCTGACTCAGATCATTAAGAACATAATCGGGCATCGGCATATAAATCGTTCTGTTTATTGTTTAAACTCAACCTTGCATCATCTTCATGATCCTCTGGACTCCAGGCACCCAATCTTTATTTGTGCCATTAGGATCATTACTCGCTCCGACAGGAGAGTAAATCTTACCAAGTGCTTCAATAGTATTCTGCTTACGAGCTTCCTCATACGCTTTATCTGTCGCAAGTTTCTTTGCCATTGCAGCAATACTCCCTTCCACTCCACCATTCTGACTCCAATCCATCGCACCCTTATCACTCGAAATACCCATTGCATTCTGATATTTCTTAAACACGTTTGAAGTACCATGCCCCGTTTCGAGTCTGCTAATAGCTGCGAGTGCTAATGGTGACACACCATTCGTAACACCTGCATTCACAAACGCTCCTGCATACGGCTTCAGAGGATCAGGCAACTTTTCAGCAAGAGTCTTTTCATCGACACCCCCTCCAAATAACATCTGATTCTGAACGTTAACTGCTGGTTGAGTAATCATATTTTCAAACCCTTGTTTTGGTGCTGGAGCCATCACAGCTTTTCCAGGTGCTTGATCTGGATTCACCCCACTCATAGGACTAGCTGGCGGTTTCTGCCAATCTTGACCGGGAGTCCATGGTTGCACTTGAGGACTCTGTCGCAACGGTGGCACAGTATGATCCCCATACAGCAACTCTGGATGAATCATCCGAGTGAACTTTGGTAATGGCTGAGGCATGTGCTAGTTCGCTTCTTCAATTTTCTTACGGAACTTCTCAATCAAATCCATTCCGTCTTTACGAGTCTCACCTTTAAACACATTCTGCAAACTCTCCATATGTTTCGTGTCAGACGGCATCTCACCATCACCTTTTTTCAAACTCTCTTTCTGTCTCTGCGTATATTCACAATTATTACAATTTTCCATAACTATCCTTTGTTAACAAGTTTTACACAATACTTCCTAAGTTGAATCGCATCAGCGGTACAAAGCACTAAAGAATGTAATAGTTCGTAACTGATACTGCAGCGATTGGCTCCAACTCCCCCGCTGGGCGTGGGGGGATAACCGGCTTCGTTGCACATCCCTGCAAGAACATTCCAAAGCTTATCAGGGTCACGATTACTAAATGCTTCTTGAATTTCATTAACATGATCTTGATGTTCCTTATCTATTTTGTTTGCAATAGCATCCTCAACAAGAGGACGTAGGAGATTAGCGATACCTCCAACAGCACCTGCAATTTCTCCTACGTCACTCATATTGTTAAGCTTTCTTTACAAGCGATCGTCCAATCGCATACGTCGCAACCATACCAGCAACAGTTGCAATAGTTTCAGAAGGAATGTTCCACCCAAACGCTTTGTTCAAAATTGTTACAACCGAAGTTGCCACAACTGACCAAAACTCAGTGGTTTTCCAACCCGGTGTCGTGGGCTGTGCCCCCGTTGTAGTGTCATCTGTCATACTGTTTCCTTTCCTTTTGTTTCGTTTCTAACAGATAAGCAATGATCTGACGTTGCCCATCTTTTAATTCGACTAAAGTATTATTAAGTCTAGCATCATCGTCTTTGTACTTACCAATAGATAAGTATCGTTCATCATTATGTCTATCCATATACAACACCATCATTCCACTTAAAAGAGAAAGCACAAGTGTTGCACCTTTATAATCGAATCGTTTAAGACTTTCCCAAAAACTTCTTTCACTTACAGGATATGGTGATGTTTGCATATTATCGTAAGAGGTTGAAGAAAGCGTCTCCCTGATCCACGTTACCGCCAGAGGTCGGGACAATCTCCCCGCTGGCGAGGCGGGTTGCGCCTTGAAAACCGATAAATGAGAAATTGGAAAGCACCGTTGTGCTCATAAATTTAATACCAATCGTACATTTGAAAAAGATTGTTCGTCGAGGTTCCGTAGCCGCTGTAAATCACAGGAGCGTTAAGGAGGGTTCCCACATCGGAAACTATGAACGAGTCTCCATTTGCCGGGCTGGATTCTCCCAGCCGTATTTCTGGCTGTGACGAATAGGTTCCACCATTCAAAAGTTCAATCCGGCTTCCATTTAATTCAAGCAAAAATCTTCCCGATGTTCCGTTGTTGGTGAAGATTGATCCTGAATCTGAAATACGAATAAACGTGTCTCCGCTGATCGAATACGAGTTGCCTCCGCTTCGGCACAGCAGCATTCCTCCGTTCGTGACATAGACGGAATTATTGTATGCATTCGCTACGCCTCCGCCGAATGTCCCGTTGCAATCGCACACCGATCCCACACCGGAAATGACGGCGAGATTGTTTGAGGCTCCCGCTGTCTGCGGGAAAGTGAAGTTGCCGTTCGTGCAGAACACTTTTCCACCATTGGTGATGTAGAGGGAATTGAATGGGCTGTTTCGTGAAAAGGCGAACGTGGTCGCATTCGTCCAGATTGATCCTGCGCCCGCCACGATATAGGTATTTCCTTTCCCGCTGTTGCCCGAAGCGATGTTATTAAACGTGACGGTGGTCAGTTTTCCTCCGCCTATGACTTGGAGCGTGTTGGAATTACCGGGAGAGGCTGTGCCAACCCGAAGATTCAATGCCGAGAAGTTTGCACTCGCCCCGATGGTGAAGACGTTGAAAGCGGTATTTGACCCAACCACAGTATTTGTGGTGTACCACCAGCCATTCGTGAAATTTACCGTTGCAAAATTGGCGGAGTTTGATCCGATCCAGCAGTTTGTGGTGAACCAAATACCAGCCGATGAATTGCTGAGATTAAGGTTGATCGTTCCTGTATTGAAAACCGACCCTTCGTTCGTAAGTCCTCCGGTGAACATTTTCACGTCGTAGGTCAAATTTGACAGGAACATGCACCGGTCCGGTCCGCCGGGGGTTGCACCAGAATCCCAATTCGCAGCGGTGCGGAGATTTCCGTTTCCGGTGAAATTGGTAAACGCCGGTTGCGCCGCAAACAGCGGAGAAGTCATTAGAAGGAAGATGACGGCGATTCGTTTCATTGATCTTTAACCTTCGGACGGATTGTCTGTCGGTTCAACCGGGTCAGGTGTTCCGCTTGGACGTTCGGGAGGCGTCTCAGGAACGGGGTCTTGATGCGCGGGAGGCTCGCCCTTGGACAGCATCGACATTGCACCGCTCTGCTTCATGCTGACTGCGGCTGCGGTCACGGATGCAACGCAATCGTCCTTCCATAAGGATTCCTGTGCCAAGCCCTCCTGCTTCACGTCCGGGTCTTCGCTGGCCTGTTTCACCTGAGCGTCCAGAAACTCCGTGAATGACGGATATTTTCTGCGCTGTTCGGCAAGTGCCTGATCCATGGACTCCTGAATGTCTCCCTGATCCTTGAAAAAGTCCACACGCGGCTGATACGGCGTGAACGTCAACCCTTTGACGAACACCCCCACAGCGGGATCGTTGATGACTTGGTAATCCACTCCCTGAATCTTCTCAGGGTAGGCCAGTTTCATTTGATGAATTAAGCTCATAAAATTATTCGCTTTCTACTGTGATAAACGTGTAAACGCCGGTTCCAAATCCGGCGATTGTGGTGGCATTTCCCACTCCTCCATATCTGATGTTTAGAGAAATATCTGTGTTTGCTGGAACATTTATAACGATTGATCCTTGGCAGGACATATAATCGTTCACCACCGTCTGCCCACCGAAGAACATCCCACGGCAAAGCGCATTGTTTGTCCAACAATCCATCCACAGGTGCGCCGTTGCTCCAATCTGACCTTGATCGAATGTCACCATCGGAGTTACCCGATATCTTCCAGCAGAAGGTACTCGGATTTGGTTATTGGTAGTGATGAACCCTCCCTGATTCCAAAGCTCAACGCCCCAAGTCTTTTTGTTATCGACGTTCGATCCGCTCAATATTTGAGGAGTGGATTCTCCCATCATGCAAGTCAGCTTTGCAGTCGGAACTCCTGTTGCTGTTCCTGTCACAAGCTCCTGCCTGACTGAAATCAGATTGTTTGAAAACGTCGCCCCATTGTAGAGGAATTCCAAATAATCCAAAGTGTTGCTTCGAGTGTTCGCCGTGTAATTCAGGAAATTGGTTGAAACATTTCCAAGAAACGTCACGCTGATATTCGTCGTCGTCGGCTGGCGCATGCTCAACGTGATTCGATCCCTCGGCCAGCTTTGCACCGTTGCGAAATTCGAATTTGTGAACATCACATAGGAATTCGTCGGCAATAAATTGATATGGAAATCATTCCCAAGAGCCTTGTCGATTACGTTCGTGAGGGAAGGCGTGACCTGAATCAGATGCGGGACAACCGGTCCGCCCAAGAAAATCTTTCCGAAGTTTGTTGCATCGGTTCCGCCCATGTTCAATCCGTTGGTGATCGTCATTCCTGCGGCGGTGGTCGATCCATCCAAATGTGTGCTTCCGAGAATCTGAGCGTATCCACTCGTCACCGGAAGCATGAGGATATTCGCACCTCCCCTACCGTCCAGCATGATCTGGCCGTTTGCCGTTGCCTGCCATCCTCCGTTTCCATTGTTGTTGACGAAAGCCGTCGTCCCCTGGGAGAATGTCATGCTCTCACCGGTCCCACCCACAAATTGCCACTGAGGAACACCGGTGTTTCTAAGCTCTATATATGCAGAAGCACCATTTGTAGTTTGAAAATAAACTCTACCACCACCTTCAGACAAGATGTAGGGTATGAGAGAGATGCTTGCTCCAATACTATTCGTTGCAGTTACATTTACGTTTGTTGCAACAATAAAATCAAAATACCCACTACTGGCTGGAATAGAAGCCCAAGTCAGGTCCCCACGCCAAAAAGTACTACTCGACGCTCCAGTACCATTATTGAAATTAGTTACTTGTAAATTTCCAACAATGTTACTTGATACAACAGTCCCATCACTCCCACTTCCTCCATAATTTACAATACCTGCAAACAAACTACTTGTTGCAAGTATTCCGATGCAGATATAAATAAATTTTTTCATACTTAAGCGTATTTCAAAGTATAAACTGCTCCATTGCCGATACCGTACACAGCATCAGTTGGCACATAGTTTGTTTCAAAACTTAGTACACCAATACCCCCAGGCAATAACTCAACAGAACCAGCACCAGCAGTTGCAGCATTTGTAAAATTAATCCACATCGCAACACTTCCAACATTCTGAATAATCAAATACTTTCGAAACTTATTCTCAGCCAACAGCAAAGTGCTATTGCCGGTTGCCAACGTTCCTGACGCGTCTTGAATATATGCAGAACCCATAAAAATCTTTCTTTTAGATTGTTTGTAAAGACTGCCTAAAGCCCCCCGACTCTAGGCAGTCTCCCAACAAACGCAACCTTACGCTGCGATAATCCCAAGAGTTTTGAGAATGTTAACCAACGCACCGACAGTATAGGCAGTGCTACCAGTACCACCAGTGTACGTTGAAGCACTGCTAACAGTTGCACCTGCACCAGCAGTGAAGCCAGTGGTCACACTTGCAACAGTCGAGACTGCCAGCACACCAAGAGTCGTGCCAACCCAACCAGTTGCGACAGTGTTATCAGTCGTTTTGCGAAACAGATTGCCAGTCGTGCTGTCATAACAAAGCACACCAACATCTGCATACAACACACCCTCAGGACTCTGTTTTGCAAAAATGAAGTTGCTCCCACCAATAGGGGGACCTTGCTGCTGAGTAATAGGACGATCAATAGTCATAAACTTAATCTTCTTCGAATAACGGTTCATCACGATCCGAACCATCAAACACCAGCTCATCAACAGGATTACCCTGTTCAGAGTCTGTCGGCTCTATGTATATCGGATCGTCCAATAGAAGGCGATACATATTCTCAAGGAAATGATCGTCTTTGTCTACCGGTTTGTTATCTTTATCCCAAGACCAGCGCTGGATTTCCCATAGGGTTTCCTTGAGTGTTGGAACAAAGAACAAATTATTTTCTTTTTTCAGTTCGTGCTTAGCACGTAGAATACCTTGACTTAATGCTTTTGTAGCTTTTTCTAAAAATAAACCATGCTTCGCAAACTCTTCTGCCATGTTTGACTCAGTGATTGGGTCATTAATGTATGCAAGAGGGTCTATTTTTGCATGAATAACATTTCGCCCTTCTATGCGTTTCTTAATCTCATCTGCTAGGGCTTGCACAGAACAGTGTAAAAAGATTTCGTCAAAAAAGTACACATGCTCGAATTTGTCAACTGCTAAAAAGAGAACCGCGTGAGGGGTTTGTGGGTGTGGGTCGATCGCGTAGTACACGCTGTAATCTTTGGGTGGCTCATTCCAAGAGGTCCAACCACTGGGAAGTTTATGCAAGACGTGTTTTGAATATTCAAACTCTTTATATACGAGTCCTGCAAGGTGTAATGGTAATCCGTGAAGTCTGCATTGCCGTTCTTCTGGACTAAGGTCATCTTCAAATTGCTTGATACTCTCTTTGCTAAGATACGGATTATCATAGCTTGAACCCGTAACAGCCCATTTATCAGCAAGGACAAGACCCGAGTTAGCGTCAGCAAAAAAGTAATCATTGATCCACGGTTCTCGTAAAGGTGTTAGTGTAAACCATGCACTCCCATGTCTGTCCATCAACCCTCTTGACACAGCTTTCCAATGTTCAATGGTTGTTGGTTCATCTACATGTATGAAATCCCAGTCTTTAGACTCAGAACCTTGAGGGTTCGTCATGTACGATTTCATCGTATCTAACCTAAGCACAC